AAAAGAACAAAATACCTTGATTTGGTTCTTTTGTTTGTTCTATTATTTACCCGTACAGATATCCGCACGAATATCCGCGCGGGTAACTTTTTAGAATAGAGGAAGTATGAGTAGAAGAGAAGTTTCAGATCACGATTGGCCGCCTGAAATCATCAAGGCGCGCTTACACATGGCTGGCTTATCACTGCGCTCTTTATCTTTAAAGGCTGGTTACAGCAGGGATTCGCTGAAAAGCGTATTACGTACTCCTTGCCGACCGTATCAGCAAATAATTGCTGATGCTCTTGGGGTATCGCCTGAAGAAATCTGGCCCAGTCGATACCAGGTTAAGAGCTATATGAGAAAGGCGTCATGATATGTATGTCATTGCAAAAGAACTGATTGGCGCGCCCGGAATGCCTGCTACAACAAAAGGTATTCGCCAGGCATTACAACGTTACGTACAAGGGAAAAGCTGTTGTTCCCGTCGTCGCTCAGGCTCTAAAGCAACTGAATACAGCATCGACTGTTTACCTGAAGTGACGCAGCAGGCATTACGTGAACGCTACGCCCTGCAACTGATGACTCAAAAAGTCGATGAATCACCGGCTCCAGTGGTGACAAAGGCCAGACGCTCGCCTGCCGTGGTTGATGCGGTGGAGGCATATCGCGGATCACCACAACTGATGGTCGAACGCCTTAATGCCCTGACTGAAAACCAGCGCCAGGTGGCTGATGCACGAATCGCGATCGTCAGCGAAGTTCTGAAAGTCGCGCAACAACCTGGTTTCAGCTGTGCGAAGGCTATCCGGTTTATCGTTGACAACCTGGCACGTTCGCAGCTGGACGAGCGCATTGTGGCAATGGTTGAGACGGCGAACGCCAAAAAGGGAAACAGCCGCGCGTTAAGTGAAATCACGCTGAAACGCTGGATTGCGGCCTTTAACAAGGCGCAGAACGCCGCTGAACGCCTGCTTTTACTGGCACCGGGTAAGCGCCAGGAAATAAAAGCCGAAGATATTAACTGGCTGCCCGAATTTCTGGCGCAGTATCGCCAGTCAAACGGCCGACCAATGACCGAGGCTTACGAGGATTTTGTCGCTGAATGGCAGCACCGGCACGCTGATGAGCCTTATATGCTCGATATCATGCCGTCTTATGACACCATTCGCCGCGCAATGAAGAAACTGCCGGAAGTGGTGAAACAAAAAGGCCGGGTGACCGGCAGTGAATACCGCCAGCTTGAGGGATTCACGCGCCGCGACTGGTCAAAAATGCCGGTGAATTATGTCTGGATTGGTGACGGTCACGGCATGAAGCTGAAATGCGCACACCCGGTTCACGGTCGGCCATTTGCACCGGAAGTGACCTTTGTTATCGACGGTGGCACGCGCTTTGTGGTGGGCTGGAGCCTTGACCTGGCTGAAAATGTTTTCGCCGTAGCCGGTGCCATACAGCACGGCATTCGCCATCACGGCAAACCGTTTCTGTATTACTCGGATAAGCAACCTTTACGGGATGCTGGCGGGAGGGGCTGCGGTCTACGGGTTTAATAAAGCCTTTATCCGCCCGGCCGCAGAGATGGAGAACTATATTCTGCGTCTCAACGCCATTAATCATGGCGATACGGCAAAAACGGAAGCAGTGAAAGCCTGGGCGGTACAGAACGCCAAAGACACCACCTGGGGGCTGGCGGGGGTTATGCAGGAATACGCCTCCAGTCGCGGGTTCGGTATGAGTGACAGGGAAGCCCGTCGCTTTATTACCATGCTTCAGGATCAGGGCGGCTATCACGGCTGGTCACTGTCAGATGCACAGGGTGCGTCCCTGCAACTCAAACAGATGTTTGCCCGCCAGAGTATCCAGGCAGCGGACGCCAATATTCTGACCGGATACGGGATTAACGTTTACCAGTTGCTGGCCGATAAGCTGGGTGTAAACCAGAAGATCATCCGTGAGAAAGGCGAGAAAGGAAAACTGGGACCGGACAGCATTCGCCTGTTATTTCAGGTGATGGCCGAACAGGCAAAAGGTGCCCAGAAAAACGCCATGAATTCCTGGACGGGAATGACGTCCATGATGGGCGATGTCTGGGACGGATTTGCCCGCGAGGTGATGGCAAAGGGACCGTTTGACAGCCTGAAAAAGAGCCTGAAAGGCTTTCTGGATTATGCTGATGCGGCACAGAAAAGCGGCTTACAGGATAAGCTGGCCACACAGACGGCCTCAGCCCTGAATCAGGGATTTGAGTATGCCAGAGACGCTGCGACCGGCTTTTACCGGGTCATTCAGAAAGTCAGGGAAACGCTTCAGGCACTGCGCGACGCCGGTTATGGCGATGCGCTGGATCGCATTGGTCAGGGTGCGCAGACCGCCGCAAAGTACCTGATGTATATGTATCTCGCCTCCCGTGCGCTGAAGGTGCTCAGGTTTGCGGGGACGGGAGCATTACGTCTCGGCGCAACCCCCTTACGCTATGGCATGGCGATGACCTCCGTGCTGACGTCGCCCTTCCGCAAACCGCAGACCACTGTACCGGGAACGCAGCCCGGACGCGCTGGCCGGTTCCTGAATTTCCTTACCGGGGTAAATCCGGCTGCCGTTCAGCCCGTGCTGGTCACCAACTGGCCTGCGGGTGGCCTGGCCTCAGGTGGCGGGGATGTGGTGGTCAGCGGTGACGGCAAAACCGTGCGCGGCCGTAAAAAACGCGGCCCCGGACGTGGACGGGGTGTCACGACCGTCGTGACTGCCGGTGAGCAACTGGCGGAGAGTGCCGGTAAACAGGGCTTCTTCGGTCGTATGATGAGCCGTGCCGGTGGTCTGCTAACGGCGGCCGGAAACCGCATGGGGCTGGGGCGTTTTGCCGGGCTGTTCCGTGGTGCCGGTCGGCTGGGTGGTGGTGCCCTGTGGGCCGGTGCCATGGCGGCTCCTGTACTGCTGGACAGCAGCGCCAGTGCAGCCGATAAAGCCGGTGCCGTGGGTTCCCTTGCCGGAAGTATCGCCGGTGGCGCGCTGGGGGCGGCTGCTGGTCCGGTCGGGGTTGCCATTGGTTCCACGGTGGGCAGCTATCTCGGTGATTATCTGGGGGGCTGGCTGACGCAGGCCTGGCAGAAACTGCGTGGCGGCAGTGACGAAAACGGCGGACAGGCCACCGCGAAAACCGCCGCACGGGTGGAGCTTGTGGCCCCTGAAGGCTGGCGGGCGCGCAGTATTGATGTGGATGATACCGCACAGCATGGCCTGGATGTGAACGTCTGGAACGGAGGGAACTATGGCCTCTACTGACACGCCGGGGCGTGGCTCCTTTCGTGGCGTACCGTTCCTGGTTTATCAGGAGCAGCGGGAACGGGGCGGACGTAACATTGTGCGCCGTGAATACCCACTGCGTGAAAGCGGCGGTGCGGATGATCTGGGGCCAAAACTCCCGGAGTTCACATTCACGGTTCTGGTGACCGGAGACGATCTTCAGACACAGCGAAGCCGCCTGCGTGATGCGCTGCGTGCACCCGGTGCCGGTGAACTGATGCACCCGGATTACGGCACGTTAAACGTGCTGATAAACAGCTTTGAAAGCCGTTATAACGCCAGCGAGCAGGGAACGGTTGAGTTCACGATCAACGTGATCCCCGCCAGTGACGATACCGCCCCTGCGGTGGCAGAAGATACGGCAGCTGCGCTGGAGCAGAAAAGCGGCTCAGCAATGAATCAGCTGTTTAACACGCTTTCAGACGGCTGGACGGTGATTTCAGACGGTCTGCATGATGTACAGGCCATGACCGACACCATCAGCGATAAGATTGATGCACTGGAGAATGCCGTTTCGGGGATGGGGATTGTGCAGGATATCAGTGCCTTTACGGCCAGTTTTACTGCCCTGAAAGGCAATGCCGCCGCCCTGATTAATGCGCCCCGTCGCATGGCTGAATCGCTGGCCGGAATGTTTGCCGTGCTGACCGGGCTGCCCGGCGATCCTTCCCTGTCTCTGACCGGAAAAGCCGGAACGCCGTCCGGCAGCCTGACCACAAACCGTGACAGCATAGCAGAGCAGGCCATGCCGCAGCTGTACCGCACACTTTCCTCCCTGCGTTACACCCTCAGCGAACAGGATGATCCACAGCGCCTGATTGGTCTGACGCCTGCGGCACAGAACAATATCCGTCTGCTGCGGAGCGTCATGCAGAGTGCAGCCCTGGTGTCGCAGGCGCAGACGGTCGGAAAACTGCTGGATCAGGTCATCCGGCAGAATACGACGCACGTTCAGGATACTGACCGTGCGGGCGGACTGGCCTGGCTGGAAAGTTCTGCTGATGTGCAGCGTATCAACCGGGATTTGAGCGATGTCATGGAACAACAGGTGCTGGATCTGTCCGCACAGGGCCATACCGGCACCGCCCTTACATTACGTGATGCAGGGCTTGCGCTGACAGAAGATTTAACCACGCGGAGCGTGCATCTTCCCGGTGCTTTTCAGGTCATGGTGCGAACCACCGAACCGGCACTGGTCACGCTGTACCGTGCCACCGGTAACAGCCGCCGCTGGCAGTATTTTGTCCGCAGAAACAATATCCCCGATCCGGTTTTTGTTCCGGGTGGCCGCCGCGTGGAGGTGATCAGTGAGCAGCAGGATTGAACTGTATATCGGCGGCAGTATTTTTTCCGGCTGGCTGACGGTCAGCGTCCGTCGCTCGCTGGAGCATCTGGCCGGGTCGTTTGAACTGGGGCTGATGCTGCCCGGTGAGCGCATCCCCTCAGCCCTGCGGACCGGTCAGCCCCTGACGCTCAGAATTAACGGGCAGACGGTCATCAGTGGCTGGCTGGATCAGGTCAGTCAGCGGATCAGTGCAACCCGTCATCAGATCAGCATCAGCGGTCGGGATAAAACCGGCGACCTGGTGGACTGTGCCGCCATCCATCCCGGCAGCCAGTGGCGCAACCGGACGCTGGCACAGATTGCCGCAGATTTATGTGCGCCCTTCGGGATAGCCGTGCGCTGGCAGGTTAACGACGACACGGCTGCACGCCCCTTCAGCTCTTTTACGCTGGAAAACTCAGAAACCGTGGCGGATGCGCTGACCCGTGCTGCCCGGCATCGCGGGGTGCTGGTGACCAGTAATGCTGACGGCGATCTGGTGTTCACCCAGGCAGGAAGCCAGCAGACGGACAGACTGGTGCTGGGAGATAACCTGCTTGATGCCGATTACAACACGGACTGGCGAGGACGATACAGCGAATACCGTGTCCGGGGACACGGGCGCGGTGGTGGCAAACGGGGAGACAGCGAATCCGCCGCCCGTCTGGCAGCACCTGTGGGCGTCATCAGTGATGAGCAGATCGGCCGCTACCGGCCGAAAATCATCCTCGCCGATCAACAGACAGACATCACCGGTGCACGGCAGCGTGCCCTGCGTGAAATGCGCCGTGCGATTGCCCGTTCAGAACGGTTTTCTGCCACCGTGCGTGGCTGGTTCCGGGATGATGGCCGGTTATGGGATGTCAATCTGCTGACCGGTGTTTCAGCCCTGCGTTTCGGTATAGAACAGACTGAACTGCTGGTCTGTCAGGTGGAGTTTTTACTTGATGAGCATAACGGGGAAGTCACCCGGCTGGTACTGGCACCGCGTGACGGCTTTATCGTTCCGGCAGAGCCGGACAGTAAGGGCCGGGGTGGTTCCGGTGACGATGTTGATGCCTTTATTCGCCAGCAGATGAAAAAACAGGGGATCAGCTTTGATGAATGATGAAGTGTTCAGCCGCCTGATTGCCCCGGTAACGCGCGGTATTCGCCTGTTGTTTGGCCGGGGCGTTCTGACCGGCACACATGACGAACTGAAAATGCAGAATGTGCAGCTCACCGGCATGGACGGCGAAACCTTTGATGATGTGGAGCGTCCCCAGCAGTACGGGCAGATCAGCGTTCCCCTGCCGGGTGCGGAAACCTTTTTTGCCTGTCTGGGCGGACAGCGGGATCAGACTGTGGTGCTTGTGGTGGAAGACCGGCGCAGCCGCCCGACCGGACTCACAGCCGGAGATACGGGGGTGTATCACCATGAGGGGCACCGGATACGGTTAACAAAGGATGGCCGCATTATTGTGACATGCAAAATGCTGGAGATTTACGCCGACGAGGGGATGCGGGTGGATACGCCGGAAGCCACCTTTACGGGCAATGTGACGGTGGATAAGAACCTGCATGTTAAGGGTAATTTCGCGCTTGAGGGTACGGGGAAATCTCAGGGACTGTTCACAATGTCGGATGCCGTTATTGCAGGGATACGGTATTCCGGCCATGTGCATCATGATAACGGCGAAGGCAGTAAGACAGGAGTGCCGGAGAATGGCTGATATTGCAATTGTGTGGGATCAGGGATGCGGTTCGCTGCAACTGAACGGTGCCGACCTGCTGACGGATGACAGTCTGCTGACGGCCGTTCTGATTTCGCTGTTTACTGACCGCCGGGCGCTGGCATCGGATGAAATCCCTGACGGTACGCGCGACCGCCGGGGATGGTGGGGAGACAGTTTTCGCCCGCGCCCCATTGGCTCCCGTCTGTGGCTTCTCAGCCGGGAAAAAACGCTGGCCTCGGTGATAAGCCGTGCCCGTGCTTACGCGGATGAGGCGCTGGGCTGGCTCAGTCAGGATGGCGTGGCGTCATCCGTGGTCTGTCATGCAGAACGTGTGGGACACGCGCGGCTGGCGCTTTCGGTGCGCATAACCCTGCCTGATGGTTCAGTGAGGCCCATGATTTTTTATGCTGATCTTAAGGGGGAGTAATGCCTTATCAGCCTTTACCGCTGGCACAGTTAATCACGCAGACACAGCAGGATATCAGCCAGCGCCTGCCCGGCTCGCAGCCGGGTGTGAATGAAACCACCCTGAATGCCATTGCTTACGCTCAGGCAGGGTTATCTGCTCAGGAGCATGAGCATCTGGCCTGGATTGCGCGTCAGATCATCCCGACCGAAGCCGATGAAGCCGAACTGCTGAAACACTGTGCATTCTGGGGCGTCATGCGTAAGCCTGCCTCTCGGGGGGACGGGCCGGTTCAGCTGATGCTGACCACGGATGCGGGGATCAAGGAAGGTGTGCTTCTCCAGCGAAGTGATGGCGTGGTTTACCGTATCACCACCTCCCTGACCGGTAAGGCCGGTACGCTGAATGTCAGTGTGGAAGCCGAAAGTGCCGGTCGTGCGGGGAATGCCCCGGCAGGGACAAAACTGACATTTATCACACCGCAGGCGGGGATCAACCAGACGGCCACGGTGACCGGAACGGGGATCACCGGTGGTGCGGATGTGGAAACCGTGCCGGAGCTGCTTTCCCGTCTGGTTTTCCGGGTGCAGAATCCACCGTCCGGCGGCACGCAGTATGATTTTGAACGCTGGGCGCGTGAAGTGCCGGGCGTGACGCGGGCATGGTGCCGCCCGGAATGGCCGCAGGCGGGCAGCGTGGGGGTAACGTTTGTTCAGGATAATAACCCGGATATTTTCCCCGGTGACGGTGATGTTCAGCGGGTGGCGGATTATATCCGCAGTCATGATGATCCGGCGACCGGCCAGCCTGTCGGACAGCCTCTGGGGCCGACGGTGACCGTGTTTAAACTGACCAATAAGCCGGTGCCCTTCAGCATCAGGATCATCCCGAAAACACCGGAGAATCAGGCGGCCGTAAAACAGGCGCTGACCGACCTGTTGTATAACGAATCCCGGCCCGGCGGTCTGGTTCTGCCGTCGTCTTTCTGGCGGGCGGTGGCAGGGGTGAAAAATCTGGAGGATTTTGAAGTGCGCAGTCCGCTGACGTCAGTTCAGGCGGGAGACAGTGAGCTGCTGACGGTAGGAGAAATCACATGGCTGTAACCCTGACCCCGCATCAGCGCGCCCTGTTGCAGTTACTGCCTGACGGGCTGGCATGGGACAAGCGTCCGTCATCCGTACTGGCATCATTATGTCTGGGCCTCAGTCATTCGACAGCGCGTGTATCCTGGACGGGTAAACAGCTGCTTGCCGAGCGTTTCCCTGACACGTCGCGCCTGCTGCTGGAAGACTGGGAGCGTTATCTCGGGCTTCCCGAGTGTGATATGGCCGGAGCCACCCTCACGGAGCGACAGCGTTATGCCGGAAATAAATACCGGATGAAGCCCTCGCTGAACCGTGAATTTTATATCCGGTTTGCGGCGGAGTTTGGTTATCAGATTGACATTCAGCCCTCACCGGATTCGCAGTGGGTCAGTATTGTCACGATTAACAGTGAAACCGGCTACCGGAATATGAATGTGCTGGATGATATTCTCACGCCGCTGCGTATTTATGAAGGCGGTGCGCTGGAATGTATTCTGAACCGTTATAAGCCTGCATGGCAGACGTTTATTTACGTTTATGCAAACAGCCATGAAGAGGAGACTATTTAATGTTTCATGTTGATAATAATTCCGGCGTGGCGAATATGCCTGCGCTGGCACCGGCGCAGAGTAATACCACAACCTGGTTTACCGAAGGTGACGGACAAAAAGGTATCAGCTGGATTGGTCAGGACTGGCTGAATATTCTCCAGGCCGAACTGCTGAATATTCTGGCTGAAGCCAGTATTCAGCCGGATAAGGCGCAGTTAAACCAGCTTACGCTGTCCATTAAAGCCATTATCGCTGCGAATGCCTTTTCCCGGAAAAATAACCTGAAAGAAATTGCTGATGCCGGTGCGGAGGCCCAGCGTCTGGCCCGTGGTTATCTTGGTCTGGGGACGCTTGCCACAAAAAACAGTCTTGGTCCCGGTGACGTTAATGCCCTGGCGAAGGATCAGAATCTCGCCGACCTGGAGAATAAGGGAACCGCCCGTAATAATCTGGATGTTTACAGCAAAAGCGAAGGTGATAACCGTTACCTGCGCAGGGAGCAGAACGGCGCAGACATTCCGGATAAAGGGGCTTTTATCGATAACGTCGGTTTACGGGAAACGGTAAACAGGGCGGCGAATGCCCTGCCATCGGACGGCACCGCCGTTGCCGCGAACAGGCTGGCAAATGCCCACACAATTAATGGTGTTCCCTTTGACGGGACGCAGGATATCACTATCT